GCAACCGAAATAAAAGGAGCTCTCAATAAAATAGAGGCAATGAGGGGCGTCAGTTATACTTGGAATAAAGGCTCAAGAAAAGACCAAAAAGATATCGGGGTTATAGCTCAAGAAGTCGAGCAAGTGATTCCTGAAATAGTTAGAGAGCATAAATTTGAGGTTGGAGAATTCGAAGGCGACGAAACCAAATACAAAACCGTTGATTATGAAAAACTTAGCGCTGTCCTCATTGAGGCCGTAAAGGAGTTGTCTGCAAAAGTAAAAACTTTAGAAAAAATAGTATCAGATACCCAAGTTTAATCTAGGGCTTTTTGGTTTCTTGTTATAATCTCAAACATTTGTTGTTTTTGTTGTGGTGTAGATTTGTGCCACTTGTACATAATGTCCTCGCGAATATATTTCATGTTTTTATTCATTTTTTGTATTTCGGATTTTAATTGATGTATAAATTCAGGGGTTATTGTTTTGATTTTGACGTTTAACTCTAATGCCACTTGAAGTATTTTTCTGAAATCCCCCCCCTGTTTGCCTTTCACGGCTTCATTGTATAGTTCCAGCCGATCTTCAATTTCGTCGTCTGTTAGGTTTTTATTTAAGTCGGGGTGAGTTTTCTTGACTATCTCGCGGAACAATTCATTCATGTCTCCATCTGATAAGTTTTCTTTTTGTTTTTTTTCCGGAGCGACTGACTCAAATGGGTCTTGTATTTTTTTGTTTTTACAATACTCTAGCATCTTGCTTATGAACCTATGACGAACTTCTTCAAATTCTTCAACTAGTTCTTCATATTCCATACTAAGATATAAAGCTTTATGCCGTAATTTTTTAAATTGTTTTCTTAATTGTTTTTGGGCTTGTGGAGCAGAGTATTTTACAGGAAGATTTTCTTTTGCGTATTTTTTGTTTTCTGGTTGATATACTCCCAACTCATATTTTTCTTTTTCTCCAAAGAGATCATTAAACAAATCTTTTCTATTCATATATTATTTTACACAAAAAAGGCGACCCCGAAGGGTCGCCCAAGAATTAAATCTTGCTCGTGTTACTGATTATCCGATTGACGCAATCAATTCCACTGAATAATTAGCGGAAGGAACTGAGTCTGCGAATGTTACAGTAGCAGCCGATGTACTTACTGCTGAAACCATGCATGCAATGATTGGATCACTTGCATCTGTACTTCTCAGGAGTGCAACAACAACTGGTGTTGAAGCGAATATTCTACCGAAGCTTATTGAACCAGAATTGTCTGACCCATTAGTTACTGTAGAGCTAATTGCTACTACATCATTGGATGCAACCGCAGCATTTAAAGAAGAAATGTCAACGCTAAGGTCGGATTCGTTCTTTACGTCTTCAGCTTGTAAGCTAGAAACGTCAACGCTAAGGTCGGATTCGTTCTTTACGTCTTCAGCTTGTAAGCTGGAGATGTCAACGCTAAGGTCGGATTCGTTCTTTACGTCTTCAGCTTGTAAGCTAGAAACGTCAACGCTAAGGTCGGATTCGTTCTTTACGTCTTCAGCTTGTAAGCTGGAGATTTCAGTGTTAGTATCACTTTCGTCGATTACTCTCTGAGCTTGCAAAGAAGAAATGTCAACGCTAAGGTCGGATTCGTTCTTTACGTCTTCAGCTTGTAAGCTGGAGATTTCAGTGTTAGTATCACTTTCGTCGATTACTCTCTGAGCTTGTAAGCTTGAGATATCAGCTTCGATTGTAGCTTTACTCATTAGTGTGGATCCGCCTGCGCTCTGAATTTCGAACGCGCCAGCTCCACTCGAGGCCAATCGGATATTGTCCGATAGGCTTAATGTTTCGGTACGGAATACCTTTGCCATTACTATTAATTACGTTTAAAAAAAGCTTTTGGGAACTTTTATTTTTTCTGCAACCCTGATAAACAAAGGGTTTTAAGGTTTTTTAGCTACACCAATAGCTCATGAATATTTTTTTTAATTCATGCGGGTAGGCCATAAAATGTAATATAAATGTATCTTCGTTCACTAATCTTGGATCTGTGTTAAATTCGTTCATTTCAAATATTTTTCTATTAAGTCCGTAACCATCAGATTTTCGTAGAATTTCGCATAATATTTCTTGATCCCCTCCGCTAGCATACAGCGAAGATTTGTCTCCTTTGAAGTCTCTCCATTTTGTGATTAAGTTTTTTGTGTATTGATGAGATTTAAGAAAAAATACTCCGCTGTTCAACATGCAATTGTCGCCGATGTCTTTTGTGGCAAGTATAAATTTCTTAGGAGCTTTTTCTATAATTGACTCGAGTTTTTTTTCTGGATTAAAAATTAAAGTGTCTGAATCCATCCATACGATATAGTCGTGATCATCGATATGATTCAGTAGCGCTTGAGATTTCGACCAGTTTGGGCTTCCGTTTTTGTCTAAACTTTCTCTGTAGACGTAAAAGCTGTAACCTTGTTTGTCGCAGTATTCTTTTATAGAATTTTCTGAGTGAATTGCGTAGTCTGCTATTTCTTTTGTATATAAGCTAACTATAGCTATTTTTTGGCCTGAATTATATTTGCTAAATTTATCCTCAGGTATCTTAGGGTTGGGTAATTGACTTGAGAAATATTTAAGGAAGTTATAATCTTTAAATTTTTGCCACTGATCTTTAAGGTTTATGAGTTCTTTTTGTTTTATATTATTATTTTTATGCACGCAAGACTGATCTCTCCAGGAGCAAGTCCAATAAGTTACGGCATACGCCTCGGGAAAACAAGCCTTTGGGTCTTCAAGCCATTTTTTATTTATAGAATTATTTGCCGCAGAACCATTCGTATCCCAACTTATTGGATAAAAAATATCAGGGTCAAGTATTTTCATATTTTTTGGCTTAAGCCTTTCGAGGCACTCAAAGAGGAAGATTGGACCAGTTGCTATTTCTGGAGGAGTGGGGTCTCCGTTTTTGAAATATTTATATTCTGGTAGAAGATCTACGCAATCTATCCAGAAGTCTTCTCCGGGGGAAGAGTATTTGAATGCATTGGGAATTTCATTTTTATTTATTATATGATCTCTTTCTTTCATTTTTTGTTTACCTAGAACCATAGTCTCGCCAGCAAACAAATCATCTAGAGGCTTTAAGCATTTAAAATCCAAATCAACATACACCCCTCCGTACCTATGCATGTAAAAAAACCTAGCAACATCTGCCCTGTCTATCGGATTCTCGTAAGAGTCGTATATTTCTAGATATTTTGGATAATGATTTTTTACTAAATCGCGATTATTTTCATCTGTCCATAATATATATTGCCAGTCGGGATTTTTGTTTTTCCAGGAATCTACCCAATCTTTTTTGTATATATGGTTCGGGATATTTCGGTCTTTCCAGCTTTGGTGAATTATTTTTGTTACCTTTTGTTCCTCAAACTTATCTTGGTTGCTTCTGATGTCTGAATTATTATCTATTGATGTATTTCCGTTTTCTTCATGTAATTGCCTTGACATAAGGGGGTTTAAGTGAAATACAGATTCAGGGTTTCTTTTTGGTAAATCATCTTTAAAGAACTTAATCATAAAATGATCAACCGCAGAACTCATGCCGTCTTTTTCTATTGAGCTGCAAAATAACTCTGCCGCATTTTTACTTATCACATAAGAGCTGGTAGTCATATGCCAATAATTGTCTCCTTTAGAGAAGTGATCATTTTTTTTGATGTTATTGAAATATTTATTATAACAATTTAAGACTTCAGGGTATTTTGCTTTGTTCCATGGCTGGCAACCGCCGAGATATATTAAATTATAATTATCCGGAATATTTTTGCAAAAAACATAGTTCCAGTAATCTTCAAATTTTTCATTAAATACAACATCATCCTCTAGGATTAAATAACTATCAGAACTTTCATCGAGGGTTAATTTTTTCCATAACCTGTAATGACTCAAGCAGCAAGCTATTTCTGCTTTTGTTAGTTTATTTAAGCATTTTTTAAATATCTTTTTTATTTCTTCATTAAGCTCTAGGTTTTTTGCGTCAACAGCGGAGGACCTTTCTGCTGAAAATGGTAGACTTTTATTTATATGTTCTAGTCTGTCTGTTCTTCGGTCGAGATTTATAAAGAAAGCTTTACTTATTTTTTTTAATGTCATCTATTATTTTTGAAAAAATGTTTATGGTTTTTGTTTCGAATGGGCTAAACTCTTTTAATTTCTCTCTTGCTTGCTGAGTGTATTGATCTTGAACTTCTTCGTGATTTATCATTGCGCTATAAAGCTGATTGGATCCCCCTAGGATGTCGTGTTTTTCATAATAATATCCGATATCACAAAGACCTGGGCAGTTGTGAATTAATGGTAAGCCCATATATAACTGCTCAAAGTTTGCGTAATTATATTGATTATCTTCCTGGTGGCTCACTATAACGCTTCCAAACTTACTTAACGCATCGAGTGATGACCATCTATTATTAAAATAACAAAAATCTTTCTTTTGCAGTATATCTAATCTTTTAACGAACGCTTCAAAATATTTTCTTTCTCTGATTCTTTCTGCACAAAAAACATTTATGGATTCTATATTATTGGGTTTCCTAAACTCCAGTCTTTCGCAGATCATTAATGGTACCATGCAGGTTTTTAGCATGTTGATATTTGGCTCAAAAATACAAACTTTTTTAGAGAACTCTTTTTTGAAAAATGGAGATAAGTTTTTGTTTTTTAATTTATTTATCTCTTCCTGGACAAATGACGGCTCCCATATCATGGGTGTTGTTATTACATTATCGTTTCCATAGTAGGTTTTTATATACTCTTTGCCTGATTCGTGGTGGGGTAATATCCATATTTGATCTATATCCTTACCGAAAGATTTTGGGTTTAACTCGTAATGTTTGTTGGGATATCTTGTTGAGAATATCGTGTTAAATGTATCAATGTTTAATTTATGGCCGAAATGAGCGACTATAACTTTTAGTTTTTCGTTTCTTTGTTTAAGTTTTTTTACAGCATTCGCGGGAATATCATATCCAGCAATAATTAATAAGTCAAACTTTTCATTGCCATCCTCCATTAAATCTGTAAATAGCATACCTGTATGCTTGAAGTGTATTTTGTTTTTGGGTTTTTCTTTTACTATATAATGACATTCGTGACCTATTCTTTTGAATAAATCGTATAAAAATGTTATGTGTTGTTGCATTCCGCTAGCCCAAAAAGCCGTGGACATATCAAGTGTGATTCCTATTTTCATGACAATAATTTTTTATATTTTTCTATAACAATTGGGTTTGTTGGTGAATACTTGTTTAGTACTTGGGCTGATTTTTCCTTGTACTGTTGTAGGTTTTTGCTATGGTTCGTTATGGCATTTTTTATAGCTTTTGCGGCTAAATTAGTGTCGTAATCTGGGTAAAAATAACCCGCTTCTTTTATGTATTCTGAATTATGTACCAGTGGTATGTTGAAGTATAAGGCTTCGAGGTATGTGTAGTTCAGTCCGTTTAGCAATTGATGGGATACTACTAAATCGCATTCGTGGGAGAAGATTTCTGCAACCTTTTTTCTTTTTGCGAAGAATATTTTTTTATGTTTAAATATGTTTAGTTTATTAATTAAGGTTTTGAAATAGAGCTTGTCTATTAATTTTGCACTGCAATAAACATTTATATCTTTTTCAAGCTCTTTTCCATTTTGATTAAAAAATTCTTCTAACGCCATAATCGACGGAAGGCAATGCTTTGTTATGTTTAGGTTGGGCTCTAATATTGCTATGTGTTTTTTATCTTTTTCATTATAAAAGCAGCTTTTATTTATTGAGTTCCATATTTTTTCGTGAATTTTTACATACTTTGGAGACCATATATAAGGTAGCTCAAAAACCTTTTCTGTTTTGTAATAGGTTTTAAAGTATTCGAATGATATTTCATAGTGCGGCGAGATCCAGACTTCATCGACTTCGTCTGGATTCACTGATATGTGATCGTTCCAGCTACATCTTTCGATATCTGCAAGCATTGAATTGCCGTATAATATGTGAACGTTCTTGCATTTGGGGTTTGATTTTTTTATAAAATTTATCTTATTAGTATTAATCATCCATGCAGTATTTAATATAAAAGATATATCTTCACAATATTCTAATAATTCATCTTCTTCTATGATTAATATATCAGCTGGGGGATCAATGCATTCTTCTATTTTGTGATTTATGGCAATAATTGGAGTAAAGCCAATACCTTTTAATAGTTCAGCAAGGAACACTATATTTTGCTGTAGTCCGTTACTGAATAACCCGTTTTTATAATTGGCAGTAAGCAATATATTCATCGCATTTTATTACACAGCAATTTTCAATATTTATTCAAAAATTACGAAACTAGCGGGATTTAATGTGGATGTGTTAGCGGATCTATTTAATTTATCCAAATTGAAAACATAATTTCCGTCCGAGTCAGTTACCCCGCTCGAATTGCACACTGCGAATTTATTATTTAAGTCGTAGGTATTGTTTAATTGTACCCCGTCCGAGTAGGACTGGTATGTATAGGCGGTGCCTCCGTTTGGTGCGGACCCGCCTTCGGATATATTTTCAAATATAAGGTTATTTGGGTTTGAGACTGTTGTTCCTATATCTGCTAGCCCAGCCCCAAGACTATTTGGCGAAGCGGAGATAGTTCTAGAAGAAAAGCCGGCTAATTTATAAGTTGGGTTTGATGATATTGATGTTGTTGTTATATTAGCAAGGTTTGTTGCAGAAACTTGCCAATTGAAGGTGCCTTTTGTATCTAAATCAGATACTGTTATCGTATAGGAATTACTATTTTTGCCTGTACCTGATGAATTTTGATTTAGGCTCGAGGGGTTTATTTGGTTAGAGTCTGTGGATAATGTTGGGTTTGACAGCATTAATTGAGAGCTTGACATATAAAACTGGTCAGATACTCCATTAGGTGAGCTAGATAAAGATGATGCTAAATTGTTTATAGATAAGGTAAGGGGTGAGTTTGCAATATTTACTATTTTGAAAGATTCTGTCGTGGCTCCGTTGGATGATTTTGTTGCGCTGATTTTTAAATTATTAACTCCGCCGTCCCCTTCTACATTGTAACCCCCAGCTAAATAATCCGCATTTTTATTTTGTTCGTATGTGGATGTGTTTGATATACTTAATTGGCTATTAGGGGAAGAGTAAGTTATGGAGTCAAAATTTGTTACATTATTGCTTATCGAGGTGGACTCACTTGATTTAATGGCTTGCTGTGAGGCTGGATACGTTATAGAGTTTATTGATATAACCGGTATCGTTCCATTGTTAATTTCGGCAGTACCCGTTGTTGTTGCTGTATCGCTAATTGTACCAAAGTTATTCCTGGCCTTAAATGTTACAGCTTGTTCTCCATCTCTAGATGAATTCCCTAGCGCCCCATAAACATCAATTGGTACTAAAAATTCAAAACTGCCATCAGCTAGGGTACTTTTTGAGTATGAGGATGAGTACGATGTTTGAGATCCATTCGATAGACCTTGGCTTAGTACAGATATTGATATATCATTTATTGAAACCCCGTTTCCGTCGATAAATATTTTTGAATCAACTACGTCTCCAGCTTTAACTTCTGACGTTCCTATTTGATTTGGGGAGGTTGCAGAAGAGGCTTGTTTACTTAGTTCTGAGCCGGTTATGACTGGACCATTGGCAATTTTTACTTTTACAAAATCTTCATCTGTTGCGCCGTTTCCTGTTCTGTATGCGTAAATTTTTACATTATCTGAATTATTATATATACCGTTTAAGTAGGAGACTGTTTTATTTTGCTCGAAGGTGTTTAAGTTAGAAATAGAAATATCACTAGAAAGAGTTTCGTATTCCATAAAATCTATCGAGCTGTTCCAGTTGCTTATATTATTATAAAATGATACGCTTTCGCTCTCTCTTAATCCATCTGATCTTCCATTATAGGAGGTTGGGTCAGATGAGGAGATATTCGGATAAGTCTGATCTAAGTCTCTTGTTCCGCTATTGTTAGAAAAAGAATCAGATCTAATCGCGTCCCCTGTTGATCCAAAGCCATTAACAGCCTGAACCGCAACTCCGTGGACGCCAACTCTGCTTGAAACGATTGTTGGTATAGTTGCCCTGTAGAAGCCGCCGTGGTTCACAAGGTTGTAATTAGAGAAATTGGAACCCTGAGATAGCCCAGAATTTAAAATTTTTATTGAGGATACATCACTCGTATTAAAATCAGCATAGATATTAATTTGGTCACCCTGCTTTAAGTGTGTGGAGCCAAGCAGTTCTCCAACTTTGGGCGTAGCGTTGCCAATTGAGTCTATTGAGAGATTAATGGCTTCAGGGCCTGCCCCTAGTTCTTTAATGGATATTAGCGTTTTTCTATCATTCGCCTCTCCGGTTATGAAATTTAAACCTTCTGCGTTGAAATTATCCAAAAAACCTTTAAACCTTCTAGTGTGTTGGCCTAATTCTTCTATATTTGAAAGAGGAATTTGTTGCCCGTTTACAAAAGCTTCTCCCATGTAGTCGTCGTTTGGGCCGTCCCACCTTAATTCTACCCTTAGGTTTTCTGCAGAGGCAACTGTTGCGCCTGATAGATATAAGTCTGGATTTACTGTTTCATAAAATGTTTTATCTGTGACCCCATTATTATCCGAGACATTTGAGAAAAATAAAAATTCGGCAGAACCCGATATAGTTTGCTGTATTGAAGTTCCAAGTTTTGAGACATCGACTCCTCCAAGTGTTAAGCCGCTGGCAAAATTACCGCTATTAAATTCTACATCATCTGAGGTTCTGACGTTTTGATCCATTGAGACTGATAGGCCTCCAAAATATAAGTTATCAAAAACGCCAGTAGCCCAAGCTTTGTCAAGCCTGCCTACTCCGCCTTCTCCACTATTTCTTGGTACTAAATTCCTTGTAGCCATTACTTATATTACACGAATATTATCAAAAAGATATATCTTTAGTAAATGCTTCTGGGCCAGTGTCGTATCTCCACACATTAGCTCTTAGCTCTAGGTCGCCATCTGCTTTTAATATCCACATCGGATCGGAAATAAAAGGGTGGTTTGTTGGGACTATATCTCCAAACTCATCCTCTTCAAAAGCTTCTTCAAGCAAGAATCTTTGCTCTTTATAGTTTCCAGAGACCAGAGATGTTCCGGTGTTGGAGTTTATGTTGTTTATTCTTTCTTCTAGATTTTCTATATGTTCGTGGAGATGTAACCCTGTAGATATCAAATCCCCGCTCAGAGAATCTACATGCTGCTGGAGATGTAACCCTGTAGATATCAAATCCCCGCTTAGGGAATCTATATGTTGCTGGAGATGTAATCCTGTAGATATGAAATCCCCACTCAGGGAATCTATATGTTCGTGAAGATGTAATCCTGTAGATATCAAATCCCCACTCAGGGAATCTATATGTTCGTGAAGACGTAATCCTGTAGATATCAAATCCCCACTCAGGGAATCTATATGTTCGTGAAGATGTAATCCTGTAGATATCAAATCCCCACTCAGGGAATCTATATGTTCGTGAAGATGTAATCCTGTAGATATCAAATCCCCACCAACCTTGATTAGCGATTCAGCTATATTGATTCCGCTTACATAAAACGCTTGACTCGACCCTTTCTCAGAGTAAAAAGTTTCTCCCGATATATCCTGAAAGATTCCGGTTTGTAGTACTAAGTTGTCTATAAAGGAATTTTCTGTAAAACCACTAGCAGAGCGAAATACTTCTCCCGATATATCCTGAAAGATTCCGGTTTGTAGTACTAAGTTGTCTATAAAGGAATTTTCTGTAAAACCACTAGCAGAGCGAAATACTTCTCCCGATATATCCTGAAAGATTCCGGTTTGTAGTACTAAGTTGTCTATAAAGGAATTTTCTGTAAAACCACTAGCAGAGCGAAATACTTCTCCCGATATATCCTGAAAGATTCCGGTTTGTAGTACTAAGTTGTCTATAAAGGAATTTTCTGTAAAACCACTAGCAGAGCGAAATACTTCTCCCGATATATCCTGAAAGATTCCGGTTTGTAGTACTAAGTTATCTATAAAGGAATTTTCTGTAAAACCACTAATCGCAGTCGAACTGTCAGACAGAACATTTTTGAACTGACCTATTTCGGTCTGTATTTTTTTTCCCTCGATTAAAACAAGAGGGTCTAGCGCTTGCTTTCCTATTACATATTTATCTTGTCCTATTTTTTTAATAGGATGACTTATCTCGAAGAAGTCCATTATTTAGCCTTCATGGTATCTCCCTCAATCTTCCACAGGCTAAAGTCTGTATCAAAAGGAGGTTCTCCATGTATTGGGATAAGATAATTGCCTTTAGTCTCCCATACGCTAAATTCAGAATCGGGATCTTCCGGAAGCTCTTCAACTGGGAGAATGGAGTCTTTGTGGGAATTGCTTTTTTGCGGCTTTTCGATTTCCCATAGATTAAAATTGTTCGTGGGGACAACATCGTAAACACCCGTATCCTTGTAGGTTAAAGAATAGGTAACCGTGAAACCTGAGATTGTGTGTGGTCTTTTTATAAAAATACCTCCAGCCTCATCGTTTTGTATTTTTACCGCCATGTCCGACTCCAGGTATATTATATCTTTATTTAACGGAGAAACAAGCTCTCTATTGTCGTATCTTCTGTTTTTTGCAGTGTGAAACTGAATCGGATAGGGGGAGTGGTTAAAAATAGTGACATGGTCAAGCAGTCCCCTTTTATACATTTCATTAAAATCTTCGAGCTCGTAAGAGTTTATCAAGCTAGCTCCTACGTTTTCCTGTCTAATCCCAAACATAGTATCAGTATGAAAACATTCTGTTTTATCTACGCCCCTATTTGGGTCTGTATATTCTGCATGTATAAAGTAATCCGGATGAAACTCTTCTGGCGTATTCGCGTTCATTCTTCCATTGTTAAAATAAGTTCCGTATATATCATCAAACAAGCTTCTGTCTGTGCCGTAACTCTGCCCTGTAGAATACCCGTATCTATGATGATCTGGGATGTTCTCAAGCAATATAAAATCTTCTTCTATTTTTTGGTTTACGGTTTTAGTTTTTAATTTCCACTGTTGGGATAATTGCCTTGATCTAGGGATTCCATTTTCGCATACATTTAAGGTTCCTCCTACGTTATCTAATTTACCTATTACGGCATTCAGTAACCTATGGGTTTCTCCATCGTGATCTAAATCGACCCCTTTTCGAATCCCTGATAATTGACGAGAAATGCCAGAAAGTAATTCGTGGGTTTGTACATCATGATCGAAATCAACCCCTATATGTATGTCCGCAAGCTCCCCTGAGATGCCAGAAAGCAACCTGTGTGTCTCTGTGTCGTGATCAAAGTCAACGCCTATATGTATGTTGGAAAGTTCTCCAGACAACCCAGAAAGCAACCTGTGTGTCTCTGTGTCGTGATCAAAGTCAACCCCTATATGTATATTAGAAAGTTCTCCAGACAACCCAGAAAGCAACCTGTGAGTCTCTGTATCGTGGTCTAAGTCAACCCCTATATGTATATTAGAAAGCTCTTCAGACAACCCCGAAAGTAGTCGATGGGTCTCTATATCATTATTATTGCCTAGGGCGCCAGATATTCCTGATAGTAGCCTGTGGGTTTCTCCATCATTATTATTTCCTAATGATCCAGATATTCCCGATAGTAGCCTATGGGTTTCTCCATCGTTATTATTTCCTAATGATCCAGATATGCCTGATAGTAGTCTATGGGATTCCGTATCTTGGTCTAGGTTTACCCCGATATTTATATCGCTTAGGGCCCCCGTAAAACCTTGTATGGTTCCTGATATCCCAAGCAATATCTTGTGAGTATCGCTTAAGTCGATGTAACCACTGAATATATCTGACTGGGGCTCCCAACGCCCCGAGTCATGACTCCAGCTGTAATTAAAAGAAGGGGACGGTGATAAATGATCAAGCTTCGTTATATCAGTGTATAACGGATTGTTTTTAAAATCTTCTGGGTTCTTCATGCCAGAAGTTATTACACCGAAATTTTAGTCTCTATCTAGAGGATGTTTGACTCCCCTTCTTTTTGAGCTATATTCTTTAAAGAATTTTTTTTGTATTGGGTCGTAACCGCACTTATCTTTTCTTTTTTGACTTAATTCCTTACTCTTGTCTAGAAAATCTCCGTAGGTACCTTTTTTGTTATTGGTCTTATCCTTAAATGCCTGTTTGTCGAACGGGTCAATCTCTGCATCTATTGATGTTTGAGGGGAATGGAAGACCCTGTTCCATTTTAATCCAGAGTCATCTACATAAATATGCTTATCGTTCATTGATTGTATTAAGTCGATAGTTTTTCCGTTTTCTGGGTGCTCGTATGTATATAGAGGCATTATTCTAGTATCCTTTCTAGTGTGTTCTTGTATGTGAATTTGTTCCTAAGTTTGATACCTTCATTGTTCTCGTTTCTGCAAATTGATTCAGCCTTTTCCATTGCGGATACAAACTCTTCTTCATCAAAGGTATACATGCTTCCCTGGTTAAACGCAGCCCCTTTATGGAAGAACATGTTGTCGTATATTTCTTCTTTTCCGTCTGGCTCTACTAATATGCAGTTTTCTTTGGTCGCCCAATCTTTATGGCTCGTTGAGTTAAGTACGATACTCCACTTGCCCAAACAGGATGCGTTAAAAGAAGGAAGGTTCCAGCCCTCCGCTCCGCTCATTCCTCCTATATCAATATCTATAGAGTTCAAGAAGTCATTTACTTGTGCGTTTTGCGGTAGGAACGGAAGGAAGTTTATATTTCCATAAGCCTTTCCTCCCAACGTTTCTCTCAAGATAGATTCCATTTGCTCTTTTTTGAAAAACGGGTTGGTTACGCAACATGTTAGTTGGTAGTTATAGTTGTTTCCGTATTTCTTTATCCAGGCTTTTATTAACTTGGCTGTGTGTTTTCTTTTTTCAAACTTTCCCATTAATCCAAAGTGGATCTTGTTTCCCATGTAGGGCTTGTCTGTTTTGAAAAACGTTTCATCAAAACCTAGCGGCGCAAAGCTGCTGCCCGGGAATTTATCCGAAGCATAAGAGCTACTAAACACAAGCTTATCCTGCATGGATCCAAGATTAATCTCACTGCCTGTAGGTTTATCGAGCTCAAAAAAGGTATAAAGTATTTGTTTTCTACTTATCCTGTTTTCAGAGCCGTTTAGATGCCACATTTGCAATGTTGTTGTGTCTTTGTTTAATTTTGTAAACCTGTTGTTTATGGAGTCTTCTAGCCAGTTTTTGAATTCCTCGCTCTGTTCTCCAAACGAGTTAATATCAACCTTGCCAATAGGAAATAGAGCCAAGTCTATACCTTTTTTGAAAATTTCCCTAAGTATGTTAAAGGAAACGTTACCGAAGGACAAAGAGTTTAGCGGGGCTTTGAATATTAATTTGTTCATCAGAATGGAATGTCCGCAAATTCATCTTCTTCGATTGGTGCGGATTGCTGTTGGTTGTTGCTTGATTCTTGATTCTCGCTAGATTTATCCAAGAAGGTTACTAGGTCGGCTATACAAAACAACTTACTTCTAGTCTCTCCGCTCTTGGAGTTCCAGGTGTTTAATTGAAGCCTCCCTTCTACTAGAACCTTCCTTCCCTTACTGAGGAACCTTGCGCAATTTTCTGCAGACTTATTCCATGTCTCTACATCAACAAATGTAACAGAGTCGTTAACTTTATTATTTATGGCTATGCTAAATACACAAACCGACTTTCCTGATTTAATCTCTTTAAGCTCTGGATCTTTCGTTAGATTGCCTAGCCCTATGAACTTATTCAAAACTTAACTCCCCTTTCAATTCTTCTTGGACGTGAACAACCGCTGAGTTGTGAATGTTTATGCAGCCTTGTATACTTAATTTCATTTTGTTTCCTATGTCTTTCCATGCCATAACTTTGTTTTTTGTTCCTATAATATATCTCATTTTAAATATTTTTTCAACTCTTTTGTCGGGGTGATGCTTGATGATTGATAAAACTTTATCAAACATGTCTCTCTTTAGTGATTCAGCCATATTCTCTTCGTTAAAATTTGGGTTTTCGGGCATATTTTCTATATATTCAGAGTTGAACACCGGCTTTCTTTTGTTTTTATTGTAAGTGTTCAGGCAAGACCATTTAGTTTCGTTCCCCAGGTAAGTGCTGAATTTAGCACCTCTACTTTCGTCAAAATTAAGCGCCGCTAGGTATATCTTGTACTCCTTGTCTTTTACCAGCTCAGACCTGTCTATGTAGGGGTTGCCGTTTGATGAGTAGGCATTAACCATGTCTAGATAAATACCGCTATGTCTTTCGACTAAATTTTGCAAATTCTCCTCAACGTTCTTATCCTCCTTGATTTCGTTTATTATTTCTAAATCAGATAAATTATTCATAGTATAGATTTTAGTATTTCATTTACCTCGTTGTTTATCTTGATCATATCTTCTGTATCAAAGTTATTCCATTTTATTCTGAAATTAGATTCTTTTCTTAGGATGGGGTCGTTCTGTTTTTCATCTTCGTTTGGGGGGACTATGCCGGACCTAGATACATGTATCGAAGACCCCCCTTCTTTGTGTACCCATTCTATTTCGTTCTTGAATCTAACGTCCGTTATGAAGACAATTTCTTCGCTTTTTTCAAGGCGTCTCATTTTGCCTCTCACTTTCTCTATCCAGCAATCTGGGTTCATCTTTCTTCTTATGTGTGTGCCGTAGGTAACTAGAAGCGGGCGTATAATCTTCTTTTCTTCGGTATCTTCAGTAAATGCTGATATGCCTACGTATTTGCTCAAGATAGTGTCTGCCTCTTCTTTCAGTTCGTCCGCGAATGCCATTCTCCTGTGCCCTATTCCTTCCTGATCCAGTAATGGTTTACAAAATTCATAAAATGAATCTTTCCCCGACCTCGCCAGCCCCGATATTCCTATTATCTTCATATTTTTTATGCTCCAAATATACTTTTCATATTAGATGAAAGCTCGTGCATTCCTGCATTGGCGAGCATTCTTGATACAGAGTGGTAAGCTACCAGCTCATCATAGTCTTCATCCATGACATCATGCTTTAGTTCGTTGGATATCATTACTGATGAGAGTTTTAACTGCTTACCTCTTTTTTTCAGCATTCCCGTTAAGGCTACGGTGCATGCTTCGACCTCATCTTCGGCGGATAGAATCACCGACCAGTCAGAACACTTTATTAAAAAGTATCTATCATCACTTAAATCTATAAATTTCATGAGAACAGTATATCATCAAAACCCAATAATGTCAATATCTTATATTTATATATTAATAAAAAATATAGTAAGGAACTCTATACTATTAACATCGTACAATTTTTTCAACTACTAAAGTTGATTTTTATGAATTCTACTTGACGAAAAACGAATCGTATGTTACTATTGTCGGCATGAGGAAATTTATACAGATACCAATGGTAATACAAGAAGATGTGATTAGTGGAAGATTAATAGGAAACGATTTAGTAGTATATAGTTATTTATTGATGAAAGGGGGGCACGGCAAACCTATATTCTTTTCCAATAACAAAATAGCAGAAGACCTAGGGGGGATGTCCTACGGCAAGATATCGGCAAGCATGAAGAGGCTTTCCAAAAACAACCACATAAAAAGAAGAAAGACTGCAAACAAGATGTTAACCCAGCTAAAAACATTTGTGATAGAGGGCAAGGTTCTAGTAAACGGGAGGGTGTCGTGAGAGTTTCCGTAAGGATGGAAGGGGGTTTGGGCGACCATTTTGCAGCAAACAGGTTTATACCTGCAATAAAACAGCTTCACCCAGATTGTACTATAGATCTTTTTTCAGATACAGAAGGAAACAGAGCCCAATCAAACATACTAAACGCCATGTGGCCGTCTCATTTTGAAAACATATTTATTATTAAGGACAAAAAATACAATAAATTCAAAATCAAATGTTCTAATTTCCCCGAAGAACTTCATCCCGGAAATATAAATAATGTCCCAGATGAGATTAGAGCAAGAATGGAATCCTCTTATGACAAGTTTTACGATCTTCATATAGACTCACTAGAATGGCTAAATCATGAGTATGACTGGTTCAAGAGTTTTAATTTTTTTCCCGCGCCAGAGGTTCAACCAAAAACCGGAGTAGAGCTCCCTGACAAATTTGTACTCGCACATCTATATGCTAGGGACGGTGCTGACTCTAACATGGAAGATTGGTATATAAATAAATTAATAAAAAACATAATACAAGACTTTCACCTAGTAATACTTTACGACGAAAAGTCGGAGCACAAATACTCAAAACTGATGAACGAAAACTTAGAAAACATATCTTTTCTCCCTCTATCTCTTGAGGAAATATTTTACGCATCAAGTAAATGTATAGCTTTCTTTGGTGTTGATTCTGGGGTTAGATATATACCCTACCACCTAGGAAAGCCCACGTTCACCTTTTCAAAATATTGCGAGCAATACGGAACCGTACAATATTCTTATCTTATACGTTGGTTATTTAACGAAAAGTTTGTGTTCCCATTGCATTATGATATAAAAAGCGCGTCTAGAATAATAAAAAACACATTAAGGAATCCGGCGTACAAGCTCTACCCCTTCCTGTTGGATAATATAGAGCAGCTTGTAGCGCAGAGAGACATAACAGGGTATATCACAGAATGAGAACAGCATTATTATTTAGCGGCAAACTCGGAGACTGGAAGCATTGCGTGGAGTCAATTACAAAAAACATAATCTGGCCATTAAGGCCAGATATCTTCCTTACAACCTGGGAAGACCAACCGTCTTACGACTTTGCTAATTATTACAACCCTGTAAAACGGGAAATACTTAATTTTGAGAAAACAATGAAGCTATTGGATCCAACAAAGAACTTGCCCTGCGAGCCAGGCCCCGGACTAATTCCGATGCTGGTAGGGGTAAAGGCCTCAAACACGATGTTTCATAATTATGCTTCGTTGAAAAAAATTAATTATGACTTAGTCATAAGGCTAAGGCCGGACATACAAGTACTAGAGCAAATAAAAACTCACGAAATAAAAGATTGCTTAAAAAACAAACACATTAGATTGCCGTTATTCGAAAGTGACAATATTTATGATCATGAAAAAGAAATGAAAAATGAATTTAGTTTTAGTTTTGTGCATGAAAAAGCTTCACTGCCAAATCAAGTTAACGACCAACTAGCGATAGGAAGCCCAGACCAAATGAATAAATATGCCAACTGCCTGTCCAGAGTGACGACATCTATACAAACTATGTGGGATAGTGGGTACCCAGAATACATGATTAAAGTCCCCGAGTCCGTAATAACAACATGCCTGAACATACAACAATGTAAATACAAACAATTGACAGGTACAAATTCCTTTGGTAATATAAAAACGATCCTATGCAAAGATGGTAAAAAATGGAGAAACAGGGGACATACATCTACAATAGCTGAATGAAAATATTCTTTCCAGATATACATATAACCCTAACTAAAAACTTAAGCTTAAGCCTGGAGAAGCTTGGGCACCAATTAATAATTCCCTCTGAAGAATACGAAATATCAGAACTACCTCCCCAAGGGTGGGCGTGGAACAAGTCTCACTCAAGGAAATCTACTGAAAAGTATGGATTTGCAAAAAACACTATCTATGCCAGCAAAGAAGAAATTCTCGACATAAAACCAGAGGTTATATTTGTAAGCGCGTTTGAGAATCAATTCGAAGTTATAAACGTATTGTGGCAAGAGGCTAAAAAATGGGGAGCTAAATTAGCGTTTTATAGCGGAAATGATTATTGGGATACAGCTTACCCATGGGACATAATACAGAACTATATGCCCGCAGATCAGCTGGCAGCAAGGCTTTGCGAAAAAAACAAAAAACACTACTTCCACTACAGGCCATGGATTGATTACGAAATGTTTTCCTACGAAGGCGTGAGCGATTCAGATATAATAGGAACTTATATATGCAATTATAAAGACAATTTCCCCGAAGACTTCGAATGCTACAACAAAATAAAAAAAGCAACCTCAGCGGATTATTTATTATGCGAAGATAAGACTAAAAAAGAGACGTCCGAAGTGATGAATAAAAGCTGTGCAACACTGCACATTAAGAGACTAGAAGGCTATGGCTTCGCAGTTATAGAAAGCATGGCAAAAGGTAGGCCCGTATTCTTCTGGGAACCTTTAACGGAAGGAAAGAGCTATCTTCAATGGTTAAAGTTGGGCGTAACAGCCTTTACATTCAGAGATCTAGGGGACTACACATCTCAGTTAAATTTCTTTCTCTCCAATAAAGAATTTAGGAATGAGGTTCAATTTAATTGCTCTAAAAAAATAAGAGAGATAATAAACAACGAAGAACAAAATCTTAAATTAAATAATTTCTTAAACAACTTATTATAATGAAATTACTAATAGTATTACCCACTAGAAATAGATTAAATAAATGCATAGAAGTATTAAAGTCATATATAAACCTATCGACACATAAAGAAACTAGATTCGTGATCAGCTGTGACAAGGACGATAGATCAATGAATCAAAAAACAACTATCGACTTAATTCGCTCCTTCCCAAATGTAAGTATTATATTTAATGAGAATAGGATAGTAAAAAATAACCTAATTAGCAATTTCACAACAAAAATATGTGCAATAAACTCAGGAGTCAAAGATCAAGATTTCGACGTATGCCTACTCGCGAGCGACGACATGCATCCAGAGCTCATTGGTTATGATTCTACAATAGTTGATGATATGAAAAAATTCTTTCCAAATACAGATGGAGTTCTTTGGTATAATGATGGCTACCAAGGGCAAAACCTAAACACACTCTGTATCTTAGGAAAGAAATATTATGACAGATTCGGATATATATATCACCCTTCCTATATAACCCTTTATTGCGACAATGAATTTACCAAAGTCTCACAAAAACTAAATAAATGTCAATACATAGACAAGATAATAATAAGACACAAACACTGGTCTCACAAGGACAATAATAACTCAAGAGATTCTCTTGACGAAAAAAACGACACATTCGCCGCAAGTGATGAAGCCAATTTTAGGATGAGACTTAAAAATGATTTTAAGTGAACAAAAAATAATATTCATTCATGCCCCCAGAACTAGCGGGACATCGATCGAGAATGAAATACTAAAAGACCAATTAGTGCCAGATCATCAAAAACACCTAAGGGCAAGCCAAATAAAGCAGCACCTAAATAAAGAATGGGATGATTATTTTAAGTTTACAATAGTCAGGAACCCCTGGGATAGAGTTATATCTTTTTATCACCAAGTTTTCCACGAAGCTTACGGAATAAGAACTGGAAAAAGTTTGTTATTTTTCTTGAAACATTATAGACCCGCCCCCTGGGAGCACGGGTTTCAGTGCTCTGATTATGCCGATGAAGAAATGGACTTAATTATCAAATTCGAAAATAGAGAAAAAGGGTTAAATTCCCTTCGAGATATTTGCGGCATCAAGGTTGACCCCAATAAAAAATCAAGATCAAGAGATAGGGATAAAAAAAATTATAGAGATTATTACGACAATGAGACTAGAGACATAGTCAGGGAATCTTTCGCAAGAGATATAGAGCTATATGGATATGAATTCTAGAATAAAAGTATCGGTAATCAATGGAAGCGAAGATACCTTACACGACCCAATACTAGGAAGACCATTTTCCCATAATCTAGACCGCATAGATTATACAGAAAAACATAACGAAGCAGATGCGATATTATTACATCTAGATTATCTAGAATGCAATAGAGACTTTGACAGACTATCAAACACAGATTTATATAAAAAATACGGAGATAAATGTTTTTGTTTAGCGATGCACGACAACCCAAGCTTCGCCTACAAAGATAGCGTTTGCACTAAATTCATATGCCAACCATTGATGGGGTCTATAGAGAATTCCCACAGAAAAATAATACCAATACCTCTAACTATGAGGCATTTTGAATACGAAATGATTAAAGATGCTTTTTTCATAAAAGAATGTAGAGCCTCAAACAAAATAAATAACTTTTGCTTCACAGGTCAAACAGGTTACGCCAATAGAGATAAAATATTCAACTACAACCTACCAAAGTTCGACAAAGAGAAAACAAAACCTATCTGGCATATAAAAGATAAAGAAGAAAGAATAAAATTAAATAAAAATTTCTGCAAAAGATTATCTGCTTCTAAGTTTTCATTTGCTCCTAGAGGGGCGGGAAGTAGTTCATTTAGGCTCTATCAATCAATGATGTCGGGAACAGTTCCTATAGTTTCAGGCATGAATGATTACCCATTTCAGGACGAGGTCAGCTGGGACTCTATGTGTGTTAGAAGAACTATAGACCCAATAGAACTTCTCTCTATTGAAGATGACAGCTACAAGAAAATAAGGAACAGCGCAATAAACTTCTGGGACCAATATGTAAATATAGAAAAATGTGACAAAATACTATTTGAAAAATTCATATTAAATAGAAAATAATAAATTAAAAAATACTATCCAGTATGAACAAATCATACGGAAGCGAAGACCTGCAAAGAAACTGGTACGATGTAAATAAATATCTAGCAAGCAAAAAATGGGAAGAAAATAAAATCCTAACCAAATTACGACCCTCAATGGAGACGTTAAAAGGAAAAAAAGATTTGGTTGGAGTTGAGTCAGGAATTGGGAGTTGCCTGAACTCTCAAAATATATATACAAATCTAGATATAAGGAAGCTTTACCTGATTGACGTAAACGATCCCCCCAGAGAGCCTGGAACCTCACTAATAAACAGAGACAATGTTGAGTTCATGAAAGGAAATTCCATCGACAAGCTTAAGGAGATAGACGAGCCGCTAGACTTTGTTTACCTAGACTCAAGCCACGAATTTAATCATTTACTAAAAGAAATTAAAGCTATTTATCCAAAAATCAAAAAAGGAGGAATTATAGGAGGGCATGACTACGAACATATCGGAGTAGTTTCTGCAGTAAACACGTTCATGTTTAATATATGGAGACATATAGGAAAGAAGCCCGACTCATTCTTCTTTGAATCATGCCTAGATGAACATCCAGGCATTCCAGAGGAATACTCCGACTTTGGATTTCCTGTTGACTGGTGGCACATAAAGGAGCATGAACTTCCAGAAGATTTCGAGATACATGAACTGAGAAACGGCTAACCTGTGAAGATCAAGATATTTATAGTTACCTACCTAGGGGATAAGAGGTTACGGGTCACCCTTCCATCTTTATTTAATAGTGATATAAATAACTTTGACTTCGAAGTTTTTTTGATAAACAATCACACGACTTTAAAAATACCAGAAGAATTTAAAGATAAAATCTCAGTAATGAACAATGACCTGAGACCCAATTGGTCTACTGGGCACCTTTCGAGAAATTGGAACCAGGCCATCATTAATGGATTTAAGTCTTTAAAAAATCCTGATTGTGATATAGTAGTTTGCAGTCAAGACGATTCTGTATTCAAAAAAGACTGGGCATCAAAATGCGTAAATTTGCATAAAAAATATTCATTCATACAAAACGGACATGGGGACCAATTCCACTCTTACCTACCGGAATCTATAATTAAAACCGGACTATGGGACGAGAGGTTTTGCGGGCTATTCAGGCAGGCTGCGGATTTCTTCTGGAGATGTGTTATGTACAACAAGGATGGGTCATCGATACAGGACATCGGACACAATAGGGTATTAAACCCAATATTAAAAAACGACGAAACAGGTTCTAGAAAGTACCTTGTAGACCCAGATGTCAGAAAAATAGACGAAAAACAATGGAGCGATTCGGACACTATAAATAACTCCATATCGCTAAAACTGATACTTGATAAATACGGGTTTGATCCGTACCCCTGGACAGCAGAGACTATAAGCAGGGCTGGAAACAAAACATTATCTAAAAACTATATAACATATCCCTACTTCGAGAAAGACATAGAAGAGCTCTCGGAAAAGAACTATCTTGTTTAAATGATTAAGGCGATACTATTTGATCTTGACGGAGTTTTAGTTGACTCTAGAGATATGCATTACCACTGCTTAAATAAATCCCTAAGCTCTTTGGATCCAAAATTCACCATAAAAAGAGAGGAGCATTTATCTACATACGACGGCCTGCCTACCGCCAAAAAACTAAACAAGCTATCGGAGCTTAAAGGTCTTCCTGAAGATATGCATAAAGAAGTATGGAAAGGGAAGCAAGAATTTACCATAGACTTTATAAACGCAGAATTAAAACCTGACCCTGAACAAATAAAAATATTTAAAAACCTAAAAAGCAGGGGATTCAAGATGTGTGTTTGCTCGAACTCCATCAGAGAGACAACCAAAATGATACTACTTAGAAAAGGGTTGATTGAGTATGTGGAATTTTATGTAACAAACGAAGATGTGAAAAATTCCAAGCCTAACCCAGAGATGTATTTAAAGGCAATGATTAATCTTGGTTTAGCACCAAAAGAGTGTGTCATCGTGGAGGATTCTCACATAGGAAGAAAGGCGGCAATGCTATCTGGCGCGCATTTATGCGGAGTCACAAACGCAAAAGATCTCGAATTATCAAAAATACAATATACTATAGACAAAGCAAATGCAAATTCAAAAATTAACCAAAAATGGCAAGGGGGAAAAATGAACGTACTAATACCAATGGCTGGAGCAGGCTCGCGCTTCCAAAAGGCTGGATTCACATTTCCGAAGCCCTTGATTGAAGTGAGGGGAAAACCAATGATTCAAGTAATTACAGAAAACTTGAACATAGAGGCAAAACATATATTTATAGTTCAAGAAGAACATTATCACAAATATAGTTTAAAAGAAACCCTGGAAATGATCTCTCCCGATTGTGAGATAGTAACGGTTAACGGAGTAACAGAAGGTGCGGCCTGCACAACCCTACTAGCCAAAAGCCTTATCGATAACGACGAACCTCTACTGATTGCAAACTCAGATCAGTTTGTAGAATGGGATAGTAATGAATTCATGTACTCGATGGTGGGGGATAATATTGACGGGGGCATATTAACCTTTTATTCAACTCACCCAAAATGGAGTTACGCAAAGCTAGATGAAAACGGCTTTGTCTCGGAGGTTCAAGAGAAAAAGCCAATTAGCGACAAAGCAACAGTGGGTATTTATTATTGGACTAAAGGTTCGGATTACGTAAAATATGCAGAGCGGATGATAAAAAATGACGTAAGAGTTAACAATGAATTTTACGTTTGTCCGGTCTATAATGAAGCAATCAATGATAATAAAAAAATAAAAATCTTTGATATTCCGGAAATGTGGGGACTAGGAACTCCAGAGGACCTAAAGTATTTTCTAGAACACCAAGGGAGAGAAGACTCGGATCCTGACCTATGGGCGAACACTCCAAATCCGAACGAATAAAAATCTTGAAAAAATATAATCTAAACAACTTTAAAGGAGGCTGGGTTGCGGGAAATTTTGCGCCCACTATATTTAAAACCAAAGAGTTTGAAGTTTCCGTAAAAAGTTACGAAAAAGGAGAGTACCAAGATAGGCATGTCCACAAAGAGGCTGAGGAGCTATCGATAATAATACAGGGCTCAGCAAGAATGAACGGAGAAATTTACAAAAAAGACGATATTATTTTAATAGAAAAAAACGAGGCTACAGATTTCATGCCGCTTGAAGATAATACTATAACCTGCGTAATCAAAACGCCCTCAGTGATTGGGGATAAATATTTCACGGATGATACTGATCTCCCATAGAGGTAATACCGAAGGTCCGAACGAGAAAAGAGAAAACTCAATAAGCTACATACAAGAAGCTCTAGACTCGGGGTTTGACGTTGAAATCGATGTCTGGGCGAAAGAACAGCTATGGCTTGGTCACGACAATCCTGAAAATCCGTGTCCAATGAAATTCCTAATTCAGAATTTTAGACACTTATGGATTCATTGTAAAAACCTAGAAGCTATGGATTTATTAAGCGAATTTAAGGTATTAAATTATTTTTGGCACGAATCAGACGACTTCACATTAACTTCCAAAAACTTTATATGGACATATCCAGGGAAGAGGGTTAGCAATAAGAGCGTTCTTGTTGTGGATGACGCAAGAAATTACGGAGGGCCGCCCTGCTTTGGGCTATGTTCTGATTATTTAAAATGAATCACTGGAACCCGCACAAATTAAAAGACGAATCAGGTAAAGAGTTAAAGTATGTACCTAGCTTTACTAATTTTGCGTTGTACCTACAAAAAAAAATACTAAAAAGATTCGAAAAGTTAGAAAACTCTGTATCAATAATAATACAAGGGCCGATAAACGATAGATCAATCAACACTATAGATAGTTATTTAAAATACGGAGAGGTTATAGTTAGCTGCTGGGATAAAGACGAAGTAAATAAACTAGACAAATATAAAGATAAAATAAAAATAGTAATTAATAAATACTCAGACTTACCAAAATTTCAAAAAAAACCGGGCGCACAAGCCCCATGGATATACCAGCACTTCACTGCATTAAATGGACTCAAAGCCGCAAAAGGTTTCTTTTGTATAAAGGTCAGGTCAGATGAGAGCTTCCCAAACCTAGACCTTCTAGTTCATATGTTAAAATCCAATACTCACAACAATAAAAACGAAAAAACAAAAAATTATAATTGGTTTAAAATAATAACCTCTAACATTTATTTTAGATTCTCTAGGGAAAATAAATTTCACCCTTCAGATCATATTGTAGCTGGACAGAAAGATCGAATGATCTCGGTTTTCGCGAGGGCCGTATCTCTATGCTCGCTTAAAAATGTCTCTAGATTCCCAGAACAATTATTATGCAAAGCTATAATAGAAACCTACTGGGACCCTATTAACAAAAAGTATGACAAAATCAAAGAGAGCAATTGCACAGAATTAATGAAAAAACATTTTGACATAATTAGAATAAAACATTTACCTAATCACATATGGACATCTAGTTACAGAAAATACAGCAACCTATACTCAGAAGAAGATTGGTGCCATCATATAGATAAAATTAATAGTTGAGAAAAAAAGATTCTAGGATAGTATCTCTTATAAAATCAATAATATATTATGAGCATATCACTATACAAACCAAACAGTAAAAACGCAGGTTGCGCATTTAATTTTAAAATCGGAGTCAACAGAAACAAAGAACCTGTTGTTTATGTTAGTGCAATACAACAATACAGCTGGGACGACAAGAAAAGATCTGGAAACTTTTCTGGAAATAAAGACAATCCAGACAAAAACATAAACCTAAAGTTTAGTGAATTTGAGATTGGCGGAATTATCAGCTCATTAAACAAGCGTTACGAATATTCAGCGTTCCACAGCTACGAAGAAAACAAAACGTCCATTAAGTTTGTTCCGTGGGACAAGCAGCAAAAAACGCAGAACGGTTCTATTACCCTACCAGCCTTTGGCATAACTTTCACAAGAAACGGAAATCAGTCATTCAGAATACCTATTGAGCCTGGAGAAGTGGAAAATCTTGATCAGTTTTTGAAATTCTACCTCAAAGAATTGTATTCCCATAGAAGAAGAGAAGAAATCAAAAACATACAAAAATATAAAAAAGACCAACAAGAGGAAACTAAAAAGCCCACGGGCAATGACGAAGCTCCTTTTTAAATGAAGAAGAAAAAGGTATTAATACACAGCAATCACTGCAAGGCTTTTACTGGCTTCGGAAAGCATACTAAAAATATACTTCTCCACTTAGAGAAAACAGGAAAGTACGAACTGGTTGAATTCTCAAACGGAATCAAATGGGGAGACCCGATACTTTCAACCCTGCCATGGAAATGCCAAGGCTCACTGCCAAACAATCCAGCCCTGCTGCGCAAGCTAAATGAAGATCCCGGCTTAGCTAGAAGCGCTGGATACGGAGGGCAAACTATAGATAAATTTCTAGAAGAAGAGAAGCCTGATGTATATATAGGTATAGAGGATATTTGGGCTTTTTCTGGATATACAGAAAAGAAGTGGTGGAACAAAATTAACTGCATGATATGGACAACGCTAGACAGTTTACCCATTCTACCGGAAGCTGTCAAGCTCGCCCCTAAAATAAAAAACTATTACTCCTGGGCGTCATTCGCATCTAAAGAACTAAACAGGCTTGGCCACGAACATGTCAAAACTTTACATGGCGCTCTGGATACATCTAAATTTTTCAAACTTAAAGATGAAGATAGATTAAAAATAAGAAAAGAACAAAACATAAAAAAAGATGACTTCTTAGTGGGGTTTGTTTTTAGAAACCAATTAAGAAAAAGCGTTCCAAATTTAATTGAAGGGTTTAAAATATTCTGCAATCAGAACCCAGAATCTAAAACTAAACTGTTATTACATACTCACTGGAAAGAGGGCTGGGACATTCCTAGATTAATTAAAGAAAAAGGCATTGACCCAGAAAAAGTAGTTACGACTTATTTTTGCAAGAACTGTAAAAAGTACGAAATAAAAGCTTATAAAGAAGAAGATCTGGATTGTAGATTTTGTGGCGCAGAGAAATCTCAAGTAACAACCAACACTAAAGCTGGGGTCTCCGAAGAGCAGTTAAACGAGATATATAATTTAATGAATGTTTATTGCCACCCCTTTACTAGCGGCGGGCAAGAAATACCTATTCAGGAAGCTAAACTAGCAGAGCTTATAACCCTGGTTACGAATTACAGCTGTGGAGAAGATTGTTGTACCGATGAAAGCGGAAGCTTGCCTCTTAGCTGGACCGAATACAGAGAGCCTGGCACTCAATTTATAAAAGCAAGCACTAACCCCCAAAGCATAGCTAATCAACTCAAGAAGGTTCTCAAAATGAAGCCTAGCAAGGCGAAAGAAGTGGGCAAGAAATCGAGAGAATTTGTAATAAATAATTATAGCATAGAGGTCATCGGAAAGAAGCTGGAGTCTATCATAGATGAAATGCCCGAGGTTGACTGGGATTTTAATTTTGAAGTAGAAGAAAAGAATGCAGGCTACACACCTCCACATATCGAAGATAACTCAGAATGGGTTATAGACTTATACAAAAATATACTAAAAATAGATCTAGACAGCACAGACGACGGACACAAGCATTGGATGAAAAGACTATCTGAAAATATGCCAAGAGAGGATGTCTTAAAATACTTCAAACAGGTAGCGACTCAAGATAATCAAAAAAATCAAAAAATAGACTTTATAGAGCTTTTAGATAAAGACGACGAAGGAGGCAGGCTCTTGATATCTATGCCCCAAAGCATTGGAGATATCTACTTATGCACATCGCTATTAAAAAACATCAAAGAAACTTACCCTAATTACAACATTTACTTCGCAACAAAACCAGAGTATTTCGACATACTAGACGGCAACCCATATATACATAAAGTGATACCATATAGCAAGGGACTGGACAGTTTGCCATCAATGGAGGGGCAAGGAAATCATAAAGGTTTTTTTGAAGTAGCGTTTCTTCCGTTTATAGGGACGCAAAGAATGTTGAATTACATGCACAACGGTAAAGATAAAATACAATTTAATTTATGCACTTAATCGAACAATACGCCTTATCGTGTGGAGTTAAAATAGATAAGCCCCACATAGAGACTTGCTTTTACCCCATAGCCGAAAACAAATACATAACCCTTCATGCGAGCAGTGGAATGCAAGCAAAGAATTACGACTACTATAATGACGTAATGGAAATGATTCTGCCTCATTTAAATAGCGAAGGAATTAAGGTTATACAAATAGGCGGAAAAGAAGATAAATCAATCAGGGGTTGCGAGCATTTGCACGGAAGAACAAATATAAAACAATCCGCATATATCATACAGAATTCGCTTTTGCATTTTGGGAATGATTCATTTAGCACTCATGTAGCCTCTGGCTTTAATAAAAAAATAGTGTGCCTATATAGCGTACTATTTAAAGAGTGTTGTGGTCCATATTGGGGAGACAAAGAAAACCAGATACTTATCGAGTCCCACAGGAACGGGCTAAAGCCGTCGTTTTCTGACAGTGAAGCGCCGAAGATGGTGAATTTAATTAAACCTGAGGAAATAGCTTCGTCTATTTTAAAATTGTTAAAAATCAAAAATACCATTTCAGAAATAGAAACTCTACATTTAGGGCCTCAATACCACATCCCAGCTATTTCCGTAGTTCCCAACCATATAATGCCCGCAAGCTTTGCCAAGGGTCAACCCGTTAACATATGGGGTCATGAATGTTTTGACGAGCAAAATATAGCAAAATGGGCATACGATAGAAAATGTAATATATTTCTCGACAAACCAATGAAAGTTAGATACTTAGATGTTATACGTAAAAATATAAACAGAATAAATTATTTCGTATCACACGACAGCAAAGAAAGTTATTTTAAATCTCTAGAAAAAGGAGGCGTTAGATTCAATCTATTATGCAAAGATGAAAGTATAATAAATGAACTAAGATTAAAATTCTTCGACTGGCCGATTACTTTATTAAAAGAAAAAACTAAAAAAGATCTTGACAATTCTGAAAAACTATGTAATAATAGTCGTTATAAAAATTCAATGAAAATCATATCAGGAGGACAAATATACAGCAGTAAGGCTGCTTGGAAAAATGAGCTCGAAGGAGAACATGACCAAGTTATAGACTGCCCTGAATTCTGGGAAGAAATTGATACTCTAAAAATTTATAACGACAAAAATCATGGTAAAAACAAAGACATCAGAAAATAATTCAGAAAACGAAGAACAAAGTAATTTAGTTTATATCAAAAACTACAAAGACGGTCCAGGCAAATTTCTTAGAAATGAATTTGGATTACTTGATAATGTAGATTACGAATTCTCGGAGGATGGCTCTGTGAATTGGAGAGCTATGATTAAAGACGAAAACCTCTTTCCAAATAAATCTTGGTTCAGTTTAAGAAAAAAAGATCTACCTAGATCTATAATAGGGCTGAAGGATTATCAATTATTAATAAAACTTAGCGGGATTAAAGAGTTAGCTAAATTAAGAGGGTTTTCAGATGTAGCGTATGAAACAGTTAGGTGTGAGTTAAATCATGTTGCCGTGGTATGCAGAATGAAATTCCTACCAAACTATGAAACTTTCGGGGAACCAGTGATCTTTCAGGATATGGCTAACGCCACTTTAGATAACACTAGTAGCTTTGCGACTAAGTTCTTAGAGACCATAGCCTGCAATAGAGCTTTCGTTAGGTGCGTAAGAAATTTCCTAAACGTTCATATTGTAGGGGACGACGAAATAGATAAATCCAGCCAAACAGGATCAACTAATTCCTCGAGTGGGTCGCTAACTCCATCCTCCATGATAGAGTCTCTTGTGAGCGACAAATTAAACTGTTCTAATTTTGAAGAGTTTAAAGTGATACTTAGGGATTGGTGGAAGAGCGGAAAATATAAAAACGACTCAGTTAAAGAGTGGTTGAGTTACTCTGATATACCGCCATCAGAGTCAAGAGTGTTAATGAAAGTAATCAACTCATAGAGTCTAGCTTTTTTAGCAAGCTCTCAACCCTGTCGCTTAAAACATTAATCTGCTCTTGTTGTTCTTTTATTGCGCCAACAAGCAAAGAGGTTAATTTTTCATATTTAATAGCTTTATACCCGCTACTTCTTGTGGTGACGATCTCGGGAGCAATAAGCTCTACCTGTTGCGCGATCAAGCCTATGTCGTGACCCTTATGGGTGGACTGTTTATTATTCCAGTCAAACTCTACAGCGTCAAGGGATAGTATTTTGGACAAAGGGTTTTTTATATTTTTTATATTATCCTTTAGATTTTCGTCTGATGAATGATAAGCCACTACATCACCAATAGAAAATAATCCATTTAGGCAGCCTATATAAAAAGCGCTATCGACATCAGCTTCAATAAAATCCCCTATTATATGGGTGTTGTATTTTTCATCTATCGTGTTATTGGATCCTGCCAAGATCGAACATCTTCTTGAATTTATTATCTCGTTGCTTTCTCCAGAAAATATAGCGCAAGCAGAATCAAATCCGCCACCAAACAAAGTAGTGTCTTGTGGGGAAGCTACATAATTAACGGAAGCGGATGCACTTGATGAAGGAGCTGATGGAGGGGAAGAATTTGGAATTGGCATGATATTAAGGGATATAACCTGTTGTTTGGGTGGTGCTTATGTAATAAAATCCAGCGTCTGCAGAGGTGTTGTATATAAAAACCCAGCTAGAAACGCCTGAAAACCAAAGCCAGAAACCTTCACTTGTCGGACTTCTTATGGGATCAAAATAAGCCCATCCGCCTAGAGCATGGGCGGCCAAGGGAGCTATAAAGCCCCAAAAGGTAACTGGTTTAGATCCAAAATCAGGAAAATAAAGTAACCAATAATCTTTCCCGCTGATATTTAAAAAATCTTCAGCATAAACCCAATGATTGCTATGAGCATTATTCCCCATAAACATTTGAGTAGGAGCTGCGAGTCTATCGCAAAACCAAACATTATCCACATAATAACCTTCGCTCCAAGCGGTGGAAAGGCCCACGGGTGTACTGGCGGTAATTTCAGGATTTAAAGATCCTCCTCCGAGATGGTTTGTATTTAAAATATAAAAATCAGAACCAATAACAACCCTTCTTTGCTGACTCGACCAAACACTATTGATGTAAGTGCCGAAATCCCGTACAGGGGGATTATAGATAATTTTATTATTCCTTCCGGCAAAGACCCCTTGCTGAGAGCCCCCGTCAATTTTGTTTTTAGATCCAGCCCCAATAATGTTCGCCCCGTTATTATCTATATCTATATCAGGCATGGAATTATCGTAACCGGCTACTATTGCTGAAAAATTATCCCCAACGTTATTGTTGTAACCGTTGCCTACGAAAGAAAATCTTCCAGTGATATTATTAAGGCCTCCTCCAACTATTGATGAACCCAAACTATTTAGGTTTGAAGCTGTCTTGTGAATTTCGTTTTCGTAGCCCCCTCCTATAAACGTTGCTTGAGAATCGGTGGAGGTAGTTGCGGCGAACGATACGCTTTCCCGACTAGAATTGTTAACGAAAGATCCCTGAATTTCTATTTTTTTAGAAGCGGACCCGTACCTTATATAACTATAATCATCTGGATTACTTGTTGAGTGGTAATTGACCCCTGGACCGCCCACATCAAAATATACATCATTAGGGGGGGTTGCTGATTTATGAAGTTTAAAACCTGCGATGGAATAATCTTCGCTTGCAGAGAGAGATCCATCTGCATCGAAACCTCCAACAAAATCTGAACTCTGAATTAATCCTCCCGCTCCATTGGTTGCTGGATTATCATCGTCGCTACTTCCCATAGTCAAGCTATGAGTTATGACCGCATTGTCCGCAAGCAGTAAATTAGTTGCCACGCTTTGAAATTCGGCTCCGAATTTCTTCCAATAATCGTCTGTTTGAGCATGCGTTCCTGGAGCTACAACCAAGCTCGACGGACCGCTATTTTTCATAGCTATATAATGATGCCCATTTCCTCCTGCTGGAGATGAGGGATTATCGTAATAGACTAGATCTCCTCTCAATTCCTCTGCCGTGTCGGACCCTTGAATTCCATCCTCCATGCCGATGTAATTCTTTGTGGAATCCCACACGCCTCTATAAACAGGTGTTTTTCCTGTTGGTCCAGGAGCTCCATTGGCAAGCACACTTACTGTTGTTGAATGTTCGGTGCTTGTGCCTATACCAGAAGCGTATATAATAACAGATTGAAAGTCAATAATATCATCATTTCCGTGAATGATTTTATCAAAACCTGCGGTGTTGGTTTCTTTATTTCCAACTTTAAACGTAGCAGTTGCAACTTGAGTGTCTGAATTAAAATAAGTATTGTTTGGCTGATACTCAAAGCCATGAGTATTATAACCATTTGAATAGTCAGTATAATTAAAAACATTAGTTCCATCAGGAAGTTCCATTTTGAATCTAACATCGTTTTCGGTAATATCGCTATTATTAAATCTTACAGTAATGTTTGAAGTTTGATTTAGCTCGGGTTTAAAAATGCCATCTGCAGTCTCTTCGTAATTAAAAACCGAGGGTTCTGCATTCATTGACATTACGGTCAACTCGGAGCCGTCCTTTTGTCTTATATTTCCGTGAATAGTTAATTCGTCCTCTTCAAAAAACAACTTACCCCTTTCTGTTTTAAAAATAAAAGAACCGTTTCCACTGATCGCGAAACCCGCTCCAGGAGCGTCCACACAATCATACCCCCGAGTACCGGAATTATTTAACAATCCAAAACCAGCGCTTCTGATTTGTCCGCTGTTAGCGTCTCCACCCACCTGAATATCTTGAGATTGTATTACAGAAGATCTTATTTTATCAGCCGTTAAATTATGTATTTTTGCATTAGTTATTGCGGCTTCTTCTATATGAGCGGTACCTATTGTTGCGTTCGCAAAAGCGTGCCACATTGGGGTTGGTATGCCCCCCGCGTTTCTTGCAATAATAAAATCATTATCATCAAGCAGGCTTGGTTTTTCCGAATCCATGTCTGGCCCTGCGTAAGCAGACGGGTCGCTTGTTTCTCCTTCTCCAGCTGGGTGGTAATCAGAAACCCTATACTGCCCAGAGAATTGAATACTGCGAAGAGGATTCGTGATGGCAGAACTTACTGCAACCTCTTCCAGAATTTCTATACCATCTCCATTTAAAGGGGGTTGAGAAAATGATCTGTCTAGGGTTATTGTTGCGTAATTAGAAAATCTTTGATAATTAGATATTTTTCTTTCTTGAGTGTCTAGCAGCCCATTCTTAAAGCGTATATAATGATTATTGTATTGGTTGTTTGTTCCTAAATCATAATCCGTTTCTTTGATAGAAAATTGATTACTGGTTATATTTTGTGCCCCATCTATCTCCGCATCAATCAATCGGACAACCTTATCTCCAGGAGCAGCAAGCCCCAACATCGAGTACTGTTCTGCCGTTAAGGCGGACATATCACCGCTCTTCCAATAAATATATTTAGCTGTACTTAATCCCTGACTAGTTTTCAGATCGTGAGTGTCGCTACCCCCAATAACATAACCAACTCCGTCATTATATACAAAATGTCGGTCCCACGAAACTTCCCCTCCGTATGGCTGATTAGCTGTAAAAGGGTTGTTTGGAACTAAAGCTAGAGTGTTTGGAAATGTTTGGGTTATGTTTTGCTCAAAATCCGAAACATCTGTGGTTCTAGCCTGCCCCAAGGTCAAGTCCAAACCTATGATATCATTAGAGGATCCTAGGTTAGCGTCGCCAGTAAACGGACCTTTATTACCCGCGTGATCCACAGATCTAACCCAAAAATATCTTTTATCATTAGGCTCTCCTTGATGCGTTACTTGCACGCTTGGAGATATTGCTGAAATATTTAAAACGTTTGTTGCGTTGGTTATTCCCGAAGCTGGGTCATTAATCTCTGAGGGTATTGGACCGATACTGGTTAGGTCTCCAGTTATTCTTCTGTATCCGGATAAATTTCTTGTTTCGTCGAGAGTCGTATCCTCAGTTCCGAAATAAAGGTAGTTATCTTCCGACTCCCAAACTTCGTAATGGCTTATATCGTTTGGAGAAGTGTTTATTATGTTATTTGCAGAATTAAATTCTGCATCAGGCATTTTCCAATTCAAGAAATAATTCCTAAAAGCCGTATCTCCCTTAAAATCTTTAACAGGGCCAGGGATCGCATCTTCTGTTGTTGAGAAAACTGGCCCCATGTATCCATTTTCGTTCTGGTTATTGTACCCATGAGGATAAACCAAAACCCGCTCAAGACTTCCTTGATTATCTGTTACGTTAAATAAGTCGCCACTACCAAAAGAGTCAAAAGGAAGAAGCTTGTAATAATAACCGGTTATTTGATGTCCCAAACCCGGAATATTTGGTATCGGAGGCGAATCTGTAATTGATGTTATATTTTCCCCAAAAGTGGAGTCCCCAGGCCCCAATATTTCTGAAACAAAAGACCCTGCCCCAGAACCAGGAAAACCATTCGAATCTAGTATTGAAAAAACCGGATCACTAGATCTGTAGAGTTGAATCTTTGTTGTTTGTTCTCTTGAGCCATAAGCATAATTAAAATTAAAATGAACTTGGGTGACATTGCTCAAGGAGTCGACTTGAAAGCCTTGAGGTAATATACTAGGCTCTGGGTTATTACCAACGATCTTTCTTGAATTTAAAATTTGACCCAAAGGGCTTAAAATCGCCAACTCAAGGCCGACGCTTCTTTTTCCGCTTTCTGGAATCCCTTCGTGTTTAAAAATTCTATCGTCAAAGCCCGTGTTTAACTCCCAATAAGGAATCCACTGAGAGGCTTGGTATGAAGAGTTTATTTGTGAAGCGCTGTCAACTACAGCTTCAAGAGGCGCTCCTGTCGGATTGTTAGCTAAACATTTATATATAGCTCCGTTAGAGAATACCTTATCTCCAACTTGGTGACTCGTAGAGAAGTCGCTCGATTGGTTATCGGTATTAGCCCAATAACTATTATTACTTAAGTTTGGAACCCTTGATCCTGCAGGGGTGTTTGGGCCGCTCGAATCGACCCCGCTCCATATATCATTAGCATATACAACAAAATCTGCGCTAGAAAAATCATCAAGCTGAGACCAATTACGAATCGGAAAATCATAATTTTCAGCGAGTAAATAATATTTATTAGATGTCTCTGGGTTTTGAACTTGCCAATGGGTATACCCTGTCGAGGGAAGTATCTCTGAAGATTGTGGTACTGCAGCTATAGCTTTATAAATGTCTGCAGAAACGTTTGAAAAAGCTGAAGCGGTTTTCCAATGATTTATTCCTGTGCCTGGAGATATGTAATCAGAGCTTTCCTGCTGAATAATACATGTGTATAAAGACCCCTCGTATAAAACGCTATCGCCAACATCGAAAAACTTTCCCCCCTTATAGATTTCCGTATTACCGTTTGGAGATATAATTAAATCGCCAATAGAATAGCTTTCAAGCTCATTATATAGTCCGATAACATCGCTTGCATCAGGCCCAATAATTTCGTTATTAACTGTTCCAAACACAGAGTAAACTCCGCTAGCATAAGAGAAACTATCAGAGTGATGAAGGCCGGTTCTGAATAAATAATTTATGCCAGGACTCCAAGGCGAGACAAGAGGGGTCATCAACTTATCGGAGCTTAAAGCCGTTTCGCTTGTAGCTCTGTATAATGAGTTTTCAAATATTACATGGTCACCATTATTATACTGACCAGAATAAGAAAAATCTTGATGCGCAGGAAAACCTCCTACTTTATAAATTGAATTATTTATTTCTCTTGTATATTCATAAGTTTCAAAAACTTTTGTGCCAGGAAGATCTTCGGATATACTTTCAACTCCATTTTCAGTAACAGAAGTTCTAGAATTTAAACCTTCAGTTATTCCAGTTAGAAATAAATTTGTATCACTATCATATAAAGATCCACTTATTCCAAGAATAGAAGGTTTATCAGTAGACCCAACTAAAAATTTATATTGATTTAAATCTACTAAATTATTATCCTGATCAGTTACATTCCAACGAAAAATTAAATCATCATCTCTTTCTATAAAATTTAAATTATCTATTTTTACATCAGACTTAAAAGGATTCAGCGCACCTCCTGGATGTAAACCTGTTTCAGTTAGATTGGTTCTTACTCCTGTACCATAACCATCAATAGGCACAAAAGAATAATAATAATTATACCCCCATGTTTGATTAAATTCTTTATTATTTTCTGTTATATTTTCTTGAGTAAAAGAATGATCTATTACTGGCCCTATATTTGTCCAGTAGCTAGTGTCGCTTGTATTTACATCTGGAAAGCTGGAATATATGTAATTTTGTATACATTCAAATACAACTGAATTGTGAACGACTTTATCTCCGACTCTATAATTATTGTGCTTTTCCCAAATAGGGGCCCTGCTCAGGCTTTCGTAATGATCTATGCTTTGTTGAAGGTTATAAGGATCGTATATTTCTTCGTCGCCAGGAATAGCGAGAGATGAGATTTGAGCTGCATAAAAATCGGTATCTTGAGAGGACCAACTAAAAGACATTTTTGCCCCCCTTAAATTATAGCTTAATGAGTCAACTGTAGGTAAATAATTTATTCCAGTTAACACTCCAGTTGCTTGGCGACCAAACGCGTCGTTAGAGACAACCTCTAGCGCAAGAGTTCTGTCTAGATTTAATTCTGTTATTGTGTCATTTGACACTATAAAAGAAAAACCCGTATAAGCGTCCATCATATCAGATACCGATGCGGTATTGAGAGTTGACTGAAGAGCTACCGAGCTATTCAATTGTGTATCAGAGATTACATCGCCATTTTCTGTGTTTCTTATTTGCAGAGAAAAGTCTCTTAAAAGCTTATCGCTGAGCAGTTCGTTGCCCAACGACCTTCCTTCCTTCGCGTGGCCTGGAGGGGGAGATAGTCTCCATTCTATTTCGACATTTCTATTAATATACTCAGAATTAACTGCTAATAAATTACCGCTCTCAGAAGGTTCTATTTCGATAGTGCTTCCTATGTTTGAATCTTCTGGAAGATTTGAAACTTTGATTTCAGAAAAGGTAAAAGTATCATCAAATAACGGTGGGCTAATCGATATTTTTTCCTCAATAAATTCAGAACGAATGCCTACCTCGCTTACTGCAAATATTCTGATTGAAAATGTACCGTAATTACCATTCAGCGATATGGTCTTCTGCGCGGTTTCTCCTTCAAAATCTACAAGCTTACTCCCTTTCCCTAGGTTGTATTGAAATGAGTAATTGTCGGACGAGCCAATGACCTCGTAATTAGCCTTGAGATCGTTTACATCAAACTGAATTCCTATTGCGGTAGATAGCATTTCTTATATCGTTAAATCGGTTAATATCAAAGTGTCAGGAGCTTCTGGAATTCTCATGTCCGCTTGAGGGGGTATAGGCATAACTGGTTGCCTGACGACAGTTTGCTTGTCGACTGCGTCAAATTTAGATTGATTATATTCAAGACCAACAACTTCATACTTGTTATGAGATTTTTCTTTTACACTCATTGTTCTAAAAAGTTGCCCCTGCAAGGATCTTTCAACCTCGGAAACAGGGGGAGGGATGAAATTGATTTTCCCAAAGGATGTTATGCTTGCAGAGCTCAGCCTAGAAACAATAGCGGAAGAATTTTCTAATTCAAATTGATAATCATTTATTTTTATTAACCGCCAAGGATTAACGGACGTCGTCCACCTTTTATCTACATTATCGTACACATAAACAACATTTACATAATCATCAAAATCCCCAGAAGAATCTATTACATCTTCAACAAATACTTCTTGCCCATCCTGTATGACCTCTGTGTGAGTTTCGCTAAGGTTTATTCTTATGGATTCCTTTGCTTGCAGCGAAGAAGCTGCGCTTAAATAATCAAAAGAATTTATATCTACTTCCTTGTAATAGCCCGACCCGGTCAAAGTTTCTCTTCTTTGGTTAAGCGTTAAGCCCCCCAGATCCGAAGGAGAAGAATTTGTTAGGTTGGATCTTGGAGTGCCTACTATTTGATTTATAATATTCGGATGCCTAATAAAATAACCCGAGACTCCAAAAGACTTTTGAACAATAATGTATTCAACATTGTTTAAAGTATAGCTATCTCCCACCGACCTTGAAGCGTCAGAGTCGTAAACAAAAAACTCGCACACGCTATTTCTATCATCGTAATAAGGTATAACCCACCCACTTGCGGTACTGGATTCAGAATATAATGAATAAAAAAACCAAAAGGTATCTTTAAGCGAATCGTTGGTCCATACCCAACCGTTAGAAGAGCTTCCCTTTGATGACGAGGTGTAAAACCAAAAACCATCGTTTCCTGAAGACTTTCTTAACTGTCCAAGATATATCCAACCGAACTGCGTGACATACGCCCAATCATTGCCAAAAACGCGAACCCAACCAAGCCAGTCTGAGATCTTCCACCCTGGAAACTTCTTCGTGTCTTCGTTAGACTTTAACTCTAACTTATCTACGACCGCCTGTTCGAGCTCTTTGTCTGTTTTCGCAGCCATCACGCCCTTTGCGCTCCAAGATGAGCCGATCATTATTTTAGTCAAAGCCTCTTTTGTTTTTTCTTGATCCTCCGGGCATATATAATGCAAGCCTCCATCGTTTCCAAGAGAATCTAAACCTTGGCTTGAAACATTTACCTCATCCCCTCCTGCAGAATAGCTTATTTTGAAAGTGTGTTTTGTTGAATCTTTTACATAATAAGCGGTGCTACCTCTTCTACTCATGCTAATCCCAGAAGGAAGAGATCCCTCTGTTGTAAATCTAACTCTATCTCCGTCGGCAAAGCCGTGATTAAATATTGAAAACGTATTGTCTGACAAAGACAGCTCAAAAGGAATTTTTAAAGAAAAGCCTCTCGCTATTACATTTTGTCCCTGGGGCCCTTTTTTTGTTACCTCCGAGTTGTAACCAATAGAGCATTCAAATTTAATTACCTGAGGAACTAAAACAGACTCTATTTCGGCATCCTGATCAAGAGAGGAGCGCTCAAAAGGAGCTCTTAAGTTTATTTTCTCTTCCGTAGAATTAGCTAGACCAGTACATACTGTCAATTCGACCATAGATACGAACGGCTCATCAACCATATGCTTATCTAACAAAATATATGGGCTATATACATCAAAAGATTTTTTCAAAACTCTATCCTGACCAGACTGCTCAAATTCATATTGTTTTGTATAAAAATTTACATCCAAAACCCTTCCGCTCTTTGACTTACCCACCCTCATTTCATCAGAAACTTCGAAAATTGATCCGGGATATAAATATGAAGCCTCGACAGAAGTCTCAAAAGAAACAGTTTCTGTTTCTAGTTGGGTGGTAAACAGAACCCACTTGGCGAGTCTTCTTGCTTGACTGGAGGATGTTACCCCAAAACCAAGAGTCTCCTTTTCTTTGAACCCAAAAGTTCTAACTGCATTTTTATCTTCTTCTTGAGCGGTTGCAGGCTTAAAGCTATCATCTTTATTGTTATATCTAACGATAGAGCTTGTTATTTTTTGATCCTTACTTACCCCAGAGTACGAAAAACCATCTTGACTTACGTTTGAATTATTAAATAATTGAATAGGATTCTTATATGAATCTTGAATCGCCATTATTTTTCCATTATAAAAAGTAATAATCCCCCTAAATACAGACGCCATATTGTTAATAAGCTGAAGAGCTTCCATTTCATCAGTTATATACAAGTTAGAAGTAAATCTTGGCTCGACTATAGCATGATTGATTTGAACCGCGCAACCACCAATCGTCTTGATAGAAGCTCCCTCTTGAAACGATGCACTCAAACCGCTTAAATCTGGACCCGAGACAATGACAGTGCCTCCCCCACTTTTATTTGGATTGCTTGATATAATGTCTCTCTGTTCTATTTTGATTTCGCCAGATAACTGAGTAGCTCTTGATCGCAATTGCTGTATGGCTTCGCTTTTATTTGTTCCCGTCAAAGCCGAGATATCCTGGTTTCTTGATGGAATAAAAAAAGCTATCTTTTTCCCTTTGAATTGGTTTCCCGTTCCAAAATCTTTGATAAAATTATCGGAGCTATATGATGCTTGGTCTATAGTTATGCTAAAAGAGTCTAGTTTGCTATTCGGCTCAACCACCGAGTTAAAATTTATAGGAGAACCAGAAGAGGTTTCTATTTCGTAATCGGTTCTAACCAATTCGTCGCAGTATTTTGATATTCTATACAGCTGCCATCGATCGATATATTCTTCATATAGACCGTACTTCCCAACCCCATATCTAGCATTAGATAATAAATCATAAAAAACCCAAGCAGGATTATCCGTCCAATACTTGTCTTCATCGCTTACAGAATGTATGGACGAAAGAGAATCCGGCTGCCCCTTAAACAATCCATCCCAAGGCCCGTCATAATGCTTTGAGATTGGATCATAATTCGAAGGAATTAAAACTTTCTTTAACCTCGCATGATAAGATCTATCGGGTAAATTTGAAAAATTCTTACTGTCGAATTTGAGTTTGACGATAGCGCTATAAGGATAAAGCAGAGGCTCTTCTACGTATTCAGCAACGGAAGATAACTTTAAACTTCTGTCTCTGCCTATTCCCCCTAACGCTCCTTTTACCGAGGGATCATATTCATTGCTTAACTTTATTAATTTAAAAGTTATACCTTTAGAGCTTATTTTTGGGCGATCAAATTCAATAATAACATCAAAAGCATACATCGAAGTGCAGAGGCCTGTAACAATAAACCTATTGCTTTCGTCGGTGGTTACGGCTCCGTTCAATGAATCATCAAACTTAACGATACAACCAGAACTTGGAGATAAGACATTGTGTTCGACATAGTCCTTTTCCATTAATATTGCAAATTGAACATTGTTTTCCTGATTACTACCGTCATCGTTCTGTATCGACAAAGTTGTGTTCATTTCAATTCGAATTTTGTTAACGTTTTTGTTTGCCACAAAATGAGCTGCTATTTTGGCTCCGTTTTTCTTTGCGCTTTCTACATCAGGCCTATGCTCGGCTCCCCCCTCGTTTTTTGTGTAGGGTCCGGCTCCATATAACAACACGGAATGATCAACAACAAAACAATTAAAATCTGAAATAATCAAAGTGTCTTTTTCTTCTCCTGTTTTGATCACAGGAGCCTCGCCATTTTCATTGAGTATATAATTCGCAGTTCCAGTCTCGGCTTCGCTTATTGGGGTATTCACAACAGGCACATTGTTTAAAAAAATACCCTCCCGAAGGTCGTAACCCAAGACCTTCTGCACTAGTCTCTCAATAATGCCAGAACGACTAAGGTTTATTAAGTTCCCATTTTGATCACAAAGTCCAGCTATCGGACCTTCACTCAATAAATCCAAAAACTCTATCTCGGTATAAGACTCTAAAACATGAGGCTTTCCTGGGACGTTTTTTCTTTTTGAGAGTTTGTGTTGAGATATATTTGTTGAACCTATTTTTAATCTTCCATAACCTAAAGGTACTGCAACGCCTTGACTTTGCCTATTAGCTATTCCCTTGAGCAAATAAGATTTTGTTGTTGTAGGGGTTTTTCTTTCGGGCGGCTTAAATAACGCTTTCATTATCGCCCCAACAACAAAAGACACAGCAACGGCTACAACTATTTTACCAACAAGAGTTAATCCGCCCGCAGTTGTTCCACCAACAAACATAATTGACATTATAACTGCCGCATTGCCTTGTGGCGCGGGAACAATATGCATTTCTTGCTTCTTGTCCCTTATCTCAACCATAGACTCGGAGATCATATGCTTTTTTAATTCTTTTTTTGATGAAATATCGGTCGGAGATTTATTTAAAACAGCATAATCAATACCGCCCGATTGACTTTTGGCAAGATACTCAAGAAACCCCTCCTTGTTAGCGTCTATAGCGGCAAAAACCTCCACAGCTGAGTCCGCGTTCAAGGTCCACTTTCTACCAAAGCGCTTTCCAAGCTTTCCATATAAATATACTGTTTTCATTTAACCTTAAACCTTAAATAACTATACACTTATATTGCCATATATACCAAATTCATCATCCCTAATGCTATAGATCAAAAATGGGATACATAATTCATCAGAATATAACTTATCTGTAATAGATGGATTTACTGAGCAATTCACATGAGAATGATAAACATATAAAACTTTATTTTCTATAAAAATATTTAAATTAATCATAAAATGATGCTCAGGAAAAGGGCTTTCGTTTTTGCAAGGCAAAACCTTTAGGCCTGAAGTAGACTCAACGATCAATCCGCAACTCTCCTCAGTTAAAGACCGCAAGCAATAAGTCTTAACCTGTTCGAGTATAGTTTTATGCAGCTGGATATCTTTCTGTGCCCGGGAAACCTCCAAACCTTAATCCTTTATGAGTTATGTTTATTTTGTTATAATCGGTGATATTCCTAGACCCGCCCAAAGAATCCAAATGAGACTCAGAGAATCTTTTCTTGCAAGAGTCTATTGTTTTCTGACATTCGTCTTTTACCCAGTGATTATTGTCAAAAAACGGTATATGATCGGATGCAATAGCGTGGGTTTTTATACATAAAAAAACAACGGGCGTAGATTTATAAGGGTCAGCCGAGCTTTGTGGAATTATTTTAACCAATGAGCCAGAGTCGTATCCGCCAGGAACTAGCTCGTTATCCAAAAACCCATGCTTGCTCCACTTGGGAATATCGTCTAATCCATTGCCGTAATTGTTATGGGCATATTTCTGAGTTAGATCTCTGCCTTCGCTATCTTCTATAGCTAGGCCTTTGTACCCACAACCAATAGAGCATCTATACATCCAAGAGCAGTGAGACGGCATTACTATTCTTGCTGGAACACTTGATCCTTGAAGCTCTAATGAAGACACAAGTTCAAAAGTAATTACATTTTTGTTTTCTATTGTTTTCTTGTTTATAAAAAATATATCATCAGGAAAGTGTGAGTTTGGATCGGATTCGCCAAAAGGATTCTTTCCTGATTCGTTTAAATTCCTATTTTGAAAGTTTTCATCATCAAGAAATTTAACAAAAGTTCTCTTCCTGGTAACCTTGCAATTGGCGAAATCTTTATTAGATCTAATAATTTTAGATAAAAGCCCCTCGGGGTTAGCTATTGAAATTGTTGGCCTTGGAAGCCTTCCGTCTGACTGACTCTCAAAACCCTCCATTTTTACAGGTAAAGGTTGATAGGCATTCCCCTGCCAATAAACAGGGTTGCTTGAATTCTTCATGGGGCAAAACCTATATATAGCATCTGCGCCCAGATTAACTCCGTGTAAATCCTTAAGCATTTCAAAGTTTGACTGAAGATTGCTAAAATCGATTTCGTACATATCCACGACCGAATCGGGAGTGATTGAAATTAATTGCTTATTAAAATTTGATTCTGATTTTGCCATAATTATTTTTCTGCTGCGACGAATATTTTCAACTCACCTTGTTGAAGATCGCTTGAAGCAGAGCTTCTTATATATAAATCTCCAAAATAGTATTTATTTACAAGACCAACAAGAATAACGTCTGAATTATTGTCTATTATCTCGTCTGTAAATCCATCGATCAACGAAACATTTACGTCCGAGTTATTTATTCCATAAAACTCAATATCAATATAGCCTTCCTCTCCTGCCTCGATTGTGGTCTTTTGATTATTGATAAAGAAATTCTCAATCGCAAATTTACCGCACTCCCTGTATGCAGTATTAAACGGCTCATTTACTCCGGATTTTATTTGTCCTCTGTTGTTTTGAAAAAAAGTGTTTGGAACTGAATTAACTATTTCGGATCTGTAGTTACCAGGGGAACCCGTGACCACCGTAAACATCTGCCCGCCGTCACTAACGCCAGGTGTATAAGACTTGCTTAGTTTTATTGTTTTGCCGTTTAGACCAAAAGGAAAACCGGCAGACGGAAGGCTATATATGTAATCTTCTCTATCAAGGCCTTCGCCAACAAAAGGAACGTTTGCGCCTCCGCCCTGCCCTATAATAGAAAAAGTCCCAATGTCTCTCTCTATCGCTTCTGCACTAATTAACGTCAAGGGCTTATCTCCTATATTCATCAATTTAACCCTGCCCTTTCCTTTTTCTCCGGGAATTATTTGTTCTCCTTGGTCCTTGATCGAAAACGACAACGGAGAGGTGAATATCAATTCTCCCTCTGCCAATTCTGGAGGAGTGTCTAAATTGGTAAAATCCTGCTCATCTATATTAAATGGAAACTGCTCGAATCGAGCAGATATGCTATGATTATTTTTGTAATTATAAGTGTGGCTCCACTCCTGACACACAAAGTTTTGCTTTCTATTGTATGGGGCGGGAGGCGTAAAATTAAAAGGTTTGTACCCTAGTCTTTGCTCAAGGAAATGAAGTATAGCGTAAGCTTCCTCATCATCTCTATTGTTGAACTGTAAGTCCAAATTTAAAAGGCTTTCATTTATGCCGTCGTTATAAATCTGAAGGTATCCTCCTAGTTCTATTTCGTTCATTCTTGGCTTTTGATCAACGCTTAGTCCTAAAGATGGCTTCCAAAAGAAATCGCGAGTCCAGTAACCTGTATGTAAATCTTTCTTGTAATCAAGCCTGCCATTAAAACCCGTAGTTATCTCAGAAGGAACTTTATTACTGGTACTTGAATCGCTGTGCCAATAATAGTATGAATGGTTTCCAGTATAAAAAGCTACATCATTTTTTTCGTAAACCATTGTCGGGTCAAACGTTTCTGCTTTCCTTATGAACAACTGCTCGGATTTCCTCAATGAAGAAGTATCCAAGTTTCTGAGCTTTAAACTTATATTATTGCTGTTCTCAAAACTTAAAGCATGATTAAATTCTGAGCAATAAAAAGTCTTAGCTTCATTTTCTGTCGATCGATAAGGATTAAACATCGCGTTTCCGTCCCATCGAAACCCTGATATTCCTTGTTTATATTTAAGATTAGGAGAGGAGGCGTCAACCTCTAATTGCCCCAAATGGTTTTCTACAAAATGTATTATAGAATTAGCTTCTTTATTTGTTCTGTTGTCGAATTTTAAATTAACCTCAAACGTTAATGCATTTATGCCTTTTGGCTGCAGAATATAATAACCATTACCATACTCATGCTTTATATTATTTGCCTTAAAATTAACTGTTGATCCATAATCTGCGTCGTAAAAAAACTTATCGCTTGTCCACAAATCTGGATTAGATTCAGGATACGCATTGATTGTTGAGATTGTTAGAACATTAGCAGACGAAGGTTCGTAATTTTCTATAAAACTAGTCTCAGATGTCCCTTTTATTTTTATTGCTGCACCAGTTAAACCTTGAACGGTGGTGCTTGTATAATTTTTTTCTATATTTAATATAGAATAAGTTCCATCGCTAGACCCAGTAGACCCAGCTATATTTATTATATTTCCAGGGCTAAATGTTGCGTTTAGATCGTCGGGCCTATTAAACTCATCAATAATATAATGAGAATTAGCTGCCACCTCGTGAGGAAGCAATGTAAATCTTTGATCGTCTGAGACAGAGACTCCGCCGCCAAAAACCATATTTTGCTTTGCGTAATAATACAATCCATCACCCGTAGCATAAACAAAATCAAATTGTTCGTAATTTTGCCCTGTTTGAAAAACCCCGCTATAATTAACAAGGTTTCCCATTCTTCCTTCAGAAGCGTCCGAGGCTGGAGCGGAGATTGTCATGATTATTTAATTATCTGCTTTACAGACACTGAGCCCATCGCATGCGAGCCCTCTGATATTGAAATTGACTGACTGTGTATCCTTCCAGAACAAGAGAAATTAGCGATCTTTTCTCCCTGCAAGCTGTACAAAAAAGCCTGTATAGTAGAGTCGCTTAAGCCTTCGGGAGTTGTTCCTGATTGATAATTTCCGTCTGGATTTAAATTTCTTATCATATCGTTTGATTCTATATTCATCTCGGCTTCAATATTTTCAATTGATACGCGAGTAGGAACCACTCCATTCGCGGTTGTATTAATAGAGGTATGTTCGCCGTCTTTTATATGATTATGTACCTTCCTTCCCACTATTATATTATAATTTAATTTAGATACCTCAAATTGTTTTTTATTTGCGGTGTCCATATTTGTATTGCTTGCTTTTATTTCTCCAAATGATTTAAGTCCGTGAGCAGGATCAATATTTAATTCTTGAAACCTTCTATCTACTGTTTTTAATATTGTACCATATATATCATAACTTGCATTAGCTTGTATAACCTGAAAAGGAGCTATACTAAAACTAAAATTAGTTAAATACATATTATCAAATAAATAACGACCAACTATATTTCCATCAATAGGATTTTCACTCATACCATCTTTTATTTCAAAC